GCTTCCTCGAAAGTGGATTCGTCTACGCTCCATACGTTCCACTCCAAGTTACACCAACCATCTTTGGTACAGAAGACTTCGTACCACGTAAGGGTGTCATGACCCGTTACGCCAAGAAGATGGTACGTCCAGACATGTACGGCTTAGTAGTGATCCAAGATATGGTAGGTTGATCTTAAACTAATCTACTTAAAAAAGGCCCTTTACGGGGCCTTTTTTATTTGTTAAAATATTTATTGATATGCAAGCAATATATCAAATACAAAATATAATAAACAATAAAATATATATTGGAAGTACCAACAATATCCGCAAAAGATGGAACAACCATCGTAGTAAATTAAACAATAATATCCATGAAAATAAATATTTACAACAAGCTTGGAATAAATATGGACAAAATAATTTTGAATTTTCTATCATAGAAGAAGTTCAAGATTTTAATAGAATAGAAAAAGAAATATTTTATTTAAATGAAAAAAAATCTTATGAAAGACATATTGGATATAATTTTGATAAAAATCCAACAGACAAAAGTGGTAAAAATAATCCATTTTATGGAAAACAACACTCACAAGAAGTCAAAGATAAAATTAAATTATTAGCAAACAATAGAAGCGAAGAATTAAAAAAGAAAATGGGCGAGAAAAATATCGGACAAAACAACAAGTCTGCCGTTTTAAATTGGGAAAATGTTAAAGAAATAAGAAAGTTATATTCTGATGGCAACGAAACATATAGAAGCCTAGCATCTAAATTTAATGTTGCAAAAAGTACAATACAATCAATAATTGAATTTAAATCTTGGAAAGAATAATCATATGGTCGGCTGATAGTAGCGAGTTGTTTGATAAAGAAGCCCGCCAGAAATGGCGGGTTTTCTTTTTTGTAAACATTAAAACTATTTATATCTGTTAATAAGTCACGATGTGACGGAGGACAAAAAAATGTTTTTTTATACAGAAGCAGATAATGGTGGATCTCAAGCTCAAGGATATACATCAAATGTTATTTTCTTTAGCGACTCAACATTAAATTTTAATAATACATGCATTAACAATACAGATGAAGTTATTGTTAATATTAGCGCTACAGGAAATGGTTCTGAAACAATTACACTGAGTGATAATTCAGATCAATTTATGTTTTCACCATCATCTTTCACACTTGCTGCTGGAAGCAGTCAAGCTGTAACTGTCACATTTAATCCAACTAATTGGGGAGTAAAAACTGCTAATTTAATTGCTAGTTCTTCTGGCGGTAATTCTGCAACAGCTTCATTAACAGGTATTTGTGTAGCAGATCCTCTTATAATAACCTCAAGTGTTGGGTCACTCAACTTTAACAACACATATGTTTCGCAAACTTCTAGTGTGACATTTACTGTTTCAGCAGGTGGAACAGTTCAAGATATAGTATTAATGTCAGACGATACAGATCAATTTGATTTCTCACCAGCTTCATTTAGTATGACTGGAGCCAATCAATCTCAGACTGTCACAGTATATTTTACACCAACCTCTAATGGTTCAAAAGTTGGTATATTAACACTAAGTGCTTCAGGTGGTGACGTCGCTCACGTATCAATGAGTGGTTCTGCTATTTATCAACCACTTGTATTATCATCAAGTGTTAGCAGCCTACAGTTCAATGATACTTCAGTCAACACAGTAAGTTCTAAACAATTTAATATAACAGTTACTGGTACTGGCTCAGAACAACTTACATTTAGCAGCAATTCCAGTAATTTTTATACAACTGCCGATCCATTTATAGCAATAGATGGTGGCCAAAATTATAGAATTACAGCTATGTTTGCTCCTACAACCGTTGGAACTAAAACTGGTCAATTAACAATAAGTTCTTCTGGTGGAGACACTGAAGTAATTAATGTACAGGGTAGTGCAATTGAACAGTATTATAACAATACTTCACTTCTATTAAGAGGAGATGGCTTGAATGGTAGTACTAATATAATTGATAGTAGTATGAATAATTCAACTGTTAGCGTATTTGGAAATACTGCGATAAGTACTACACGAAGTAAATACGGTGGAAGTAGTATATATTTTGATGGTAACGGAGATTATTTAACAATACCTAACAGCACAAATTATGATTTTGGTACCGGTAACTTTACAATTGAAATGTGGGTTAATCCATCCGCTACCGGTTTGGCAAATGGTGCTCAAAAATTCCTTTTCGGTAAAAGAGCGTCAGCTACTTCTTATGCCTCAGTTGTAGGTTTCTTGACATATAGCACTGTTACCTCTAATTTCAGTGTTTCTTTCTTCCGTTCAACAACTGGTACTTCGTATTCTCTCCAATACACTTCGCCAGCAACTTTTGTTTCACCAAATGTTTGGACGCATTTAGCATTTGTTAGAAACGGAAATGAATATTCAGTATATGTTAATGGTATTAAATATATTGCTGCCGCTGCAGCTTCTGGTCTTGTATTCAACAATACCAGCGCATTCTCTGTTGGTTCAACATATTCGGCAGTTTCACCTGGCACATCAGGATTTGCCGGTTATATAGACGATTTCAGAGTTACAAAGGGTGTTGCAAGATATACCAGCAACTTTACTCCTCCAGGAGCACTGTAATAAACAACAAACAATTTAATTTGTTATCCCGCCTGAAATATGGCGGGTTTTCTTTTCTTTAAAAACTACTTACAACAAAGAATATGCTAGCTTTCTATAGAATAGATCCTGAAAATATTTTCAATTTAAGTTCAAGTGTTGAAAGTATTACATTTGATTCTACAATTATTAATAATATTAGTAATGAAGAAATATTCTATATTTCCGCTACAGGCAATGCTACAGAGACTGTTTTTATTTCTTCAAGCAATGAATTGTTCGGCTATTCATCTTCTAGTTTTGAATTGGTCGGTGGTCAATCTCCAATACCTATAGAACTAGTATTCTCGCCTGATACTATTGGTCAAAAATCGGGTAGTTTATATTTAAGCAGTTCAAACGGAGACACATTAAATATTTCGTTAAATGGTCTTGCAATTCCAGAACCATTAATTTTAAAATCAAGTGTTGAAAATATATATTTTCCTTCATTATATATTGGAAGTAGCAGTCAGTCAACATTTACAGTTACAGCAGACGAAGACAATATAGAAACAGTAACTTTATCTGACGATAGCGATCAATTTTCATTTTCACCAGCTAGTTTTGTATTAACTGGTGGTGTTACGATTCAAACAGTTACTGCTAGTTTTACTCCAACAAGTCTTGGTTCAAAGACAGGTAATTTAACTTTAACGTCTACAAGTGGCAGCACACTTATTATACAACTTGATGGGGCTGGTGTACATACTGCACTAGTATTAACTTCTAGTGTTTCAGTGTTGAGTTTTTCGGGAACTTACATAAATACAACTAGCTCAAACACATTTACTGTTTCTGCTGCTGGTTCTGGACAAATAGAAAATATAACAGTTACAGATAATACAAATCAATTTAATTTTAGTCCGTCTAACTTTTATTTAACTGGTGGTGGTAGTCCACAGATTGTTAGTGTTGATTTCGCTCCAACATCAATAGGTGTTAAATCTGGGCTAATAACATTCAGTTCTTCAGGCGGGGATTTACTTGACGTAGCTCTTTCGGGAAGCGGGATCATTCTTCCACTTTTCTTGACATCAAGTGTTGAAAGTTTAGTTTTTCCAGAAACATCATTAAGAACAATCAAAAGAAAAACATTTAATGTCACTGCTGGTGGTACTGGTAGTGCTTTAGTTTATGTAAGAGAGAGTCTTGCAGATTTTCAACGCTCTCCTTCAAGCTTTAATTTAGTTGGTAGTGATATAAATCCAGATGTAGTTACAATTACTTTTTATCCTTATAGCTATGGTATAAAAACTGGTTTGGTAACGCTTACTTCAAGTCAAGGTCAAGTAAAATATATTCAAGTCACTGGTACTTGTACGCCACCACCAGCAATATTAAAATTAAATAAAACCAATATGATATTTCCAAATACTTTTGTTGGTAGTTCTAGTTCTCAAATATTTACAGTATCTGCTGCTGGAACAGTTAATGAAACAGTAGTAATAACTGATAATTCAAGTTATTTTAGTTTTAATCCATCTAATTTTTCATTATCAGGTAGTAGTCCATCTGTTGTCATTACTGGTTCATTTAATCCAGATTCTAAAAGCTTATTTACAGGATTGGTCACAGTAAGTGCTAGTCGCGGTAGTGTTAAAACACTAAGAGTAACCGGTTCTGGCATATATGCGCCACTAATTCTAACTTCAAGTGTAAATTCTATAGATTTTGGAACTTTTTATGTTGGAACTTCTAATTTTGTTTCTTATAGTGTTTCTGCTGGTGGATTAGGTAGTGAAACTGTAACTGTTTCAGATAATTCTAGTCAGTTTAGCTTTAATACATTAACATTTCCATTAACTGGTGGGGGTTCTTCTTATCCAGTTACTGCATCATTTAATCCAACAAGAACTGGAACAAGTACTGGTATTATGACACTAAGTGCTAGTGGAGGAAATATTAAAAACATTTCTTTGACAGGCTCTGCTATATATGCTCCGCTTGCTCTAACTTCAAGTACAAATGTATTAAATTTCCCCGATACAGTTGAAAGCGAAACTAATATATTAACTTTTACAATTTCTGCTGGAGGTCTTGGTGGAACTGAAACAGTCACGCTATCCGATGATTCTGATCAATTTAGCTTCTCTACTTCTTCTTTTAATTTATCAGCTGGTGGTTCAATATTGATAACCGGCTCTTTCTCCCCTACTTCTATTGGTATAAAAACTGGCTTGCTTACACTTAGTGCAAGTGGTGGAGACATTGAACAAATACAACTTAGTGGAACAGCTACGGCTTATATGACACCACTTGCAATATCGTCCGTTACAAATCCAATAATATTTGGAAATACAAATATTTTGTCAATTTCTTCTTCTATTTTTGTTGTGACAGCTTCTGGTCCTTCTTCCAAGACTGAAACTGTTACGATAATAGAAAATTCACTAGATTATTCATTTTCTCCTTCTGTGTTTAATATTAGCGGCGGCGCACAGCAGTATGTTACTGCAACATATATGCCAACTTCAAATGGTGCGAAATATATAACAGCATCCCTAAGCGCCTCTGGTGGCAGTACTTATACGATTCAAGTCAGTGGAACAACGACAGATCAATATTCTTCCAGCATTTCTTTCCTTTTGAGAGGCGATGGTGTTTCAGGTAGTACTACCATAGTTGATAGCTCAACAAGTCCAATAGTTCTTACAAGAAGAGGTGGCGAATTCTTGAGTAGTGATCAAGCAAAATATGGTCCAACAAGTATATATTTCACTGGTTTTAATAGTAATTTGCGTCGCACTGAAGGTACTCCAACTTCTACTAATTTTGCTTTTGGTACCGGTAGTTTTACACTAGAATGGTGGATGTATTATACAAACCCTGTTAATACTTCTGAACAGCCTTTTTTATTTTTAAGTACAGCAACTGTGGCTAGTATCAACACGGCACAAATGAGAATATCTCTTGTAAGTCCTTCTGGCGTATTACGAACAATAGCAAGCAAAGTTAATGCGCCTGCTGAAACAGTCACTATTGATTCTTCAATTACAAATGGAGCATTTTTTCGAAATGGCTGGCACCATGTCGCGGTTACAAGAGAATCTAGTATATTAAGAATATATGTTGATGGAATTCATCGTGTTTCAGGAACACTTAATGCGCATAACTATACAAATATACAAACTTTATATATTGGTAGTGTAACGACAAATTCAGGAGTAAATTCTTATATGGGTTATCTTGATGATTATACCGTAACTAAAGGCGTTGCAAGATATATAGGAACCGGCAGCTTTACACCACCGGGTGCTTATTAATATAAATTAAACTATTTACAATAGCCTTGGAGAAAATAATTAATGTCTGTACCTGTTTTAACACCAAAACAACAAACTAGCGCTATTATACTGCCAGCAACAGGTACATTTTCAAGTGTTGCATCTAATTTACCTATCGGTGTTTATTCTACAAACACAGACTTTATAAGTGGCGCAGTAGATCAAGTTGCCTATACATATAAAATGATAGGTGGAGATGTTCTTGATATAGAAATAACTGAAGGTCAAGTATATGCAGCATATGAAGATGCTGTACTAACTTATTCTTATTTCGTAAATCTTCATCAAGCAAAAAGTTCTGTTGGTATGCTTCTCGGTTCACCAACAGGTACATTCAATAGTGATGGTGAAATAAAGAGCGGAAGTGCTCTTTTTGATCTTATTAGTGGTTCTGGTCCATTAAATCTTGCATATCCAATGTATGACATTACAGCTGTTCGTGATGTTGCTGATGCATTTTCTCATGAAGCTGGCGTCGGCGGAAGAATAGATATATATTCAGCATCATTTGAAGCTGGAGAAATGAAGCAAGATTATGATTTACAACAAATAGTAAACAATTTGGCAAGCGATGTTAGCTCTTCACTTTACGGTAAAATAACATCAGGTGCAAGAATAACAGTTAGAAAAGTATTCTATAAATCAGCACGTGCAATGTGGAGATTTTATGGTTATTATGGCGGTTTAAATGCAGTAGGAAATCTTTCCACGTATGGCCAATATGCCGATGATAGTACTTTTGAAGTCATTCCAGCTTGGCATAACAAACTTCAAGCTATGGCATATGAAGATAATATTTATACTCGCATCTCTCACTATTCATACGAAATTAAGAATAATCATTTAAGACTTTATCCAGCTCCCGATGCAACAGATATCAGAACATTCTGGTTTGAATTTAGTGTTGGTTCTGGCGCTGGTGCTAATGTCGGTATTGGTCAACTATCAGGCTCTTCTTATACCGAAATAGCTGCAAAAGATCCACGAATTGGTGGTGTTAATAATATTAATACTCTTCCTTTCTCAAATATTCCATTCCAGAATATAAATGCGATTGGTAAGCATTGGATTCGTCGTTATGCACTAGCAGTTGCCAAAGGAATGCTAGCAGAAGTTCGTTCTAAATTCCAAACAATACCAATCCCAGGTGAGAGTGTTACGCTAAATGGAGCTGACTTAAGAGCGCAAAGTAAAGAAGAAAAAGATGCTCTTAAAGAAGAACTTGTAAAAATTCTTGAAGATACAGATTATGCAATACTTGCAGAAAAGAGAACAGCTATGTCTGATAATACTAATAAGATATTGAGTGCTGTTCCGAATGTTATATTTGTTGGTTAAATTTGGTGGTGATTTAAATGTCTAGAAAAAAGAAAATAGATCAAAATAAATGGTCGCAACCAGAACAACCTCCTCCACCAATGTTTTTGGGAAAGAAGGAACGAGATTTAACCAAACAAGTCAATGATGAATTGATTGAACGAGTTATTGGTCAAACTATTGTTTATTTTCCATTAAATATAAAAAATAGTAATTTTCACCCTCTTTATGGCGAAGCAATAAGCAAATCTTTTCTTCGTCCTATTTTAATAAAAGCACTAATCAAAACAGACGAACATGAAACTTCAACTGAAGTTTATGGTCTTGATAAAAGCTCAAAAATAACTATTAATTTTCATAAAAGAAGATTAACTGAAGATCAAGATCTATTCGTTCGTGAAGGTGATATTGTTTTTTATGGATTAAATTTTTATGAAATCGTAAAATTAGCAGAACCAAGACCATTATTCGGTCAAGTTGATCATAAATTTGAAATTCAAACAACATGTATTCGCGTGAGAGAAGGTTTCTTTAACGAACCTATTGAGCTATTACAAATAAGAGAAAATATTCGTCTAGCAGGAACACAAGAGCAATCTGTAGCCGAACAAATAATAGCTTCAACTCCTATAGAAGTTGCATGTGGTGGCAAAATTCAATTAGTTTCTGCTAAAAGAACTAGTTCACAACGCTCTCAGTTTTTAGATTATGTAAATAATGGTCAAAAATATAAAGGATGCATTATTTACATAACAGAAATTGATGAAGATGAAATCTATGGAGTGTTTGACGTTGCTGAAAAATTCTTTTTCAACGAAGGTGGAAATTGGATTGAAAGTAATTTGTATGCTTTTTAAGGATTAAAACATGTCAGACAAAACAGAGTATGAAAGAAGAGGTTTAGAAAAAAATCAAGTCTCTATAGAACCATCTACCATAGAGACAATAGACCTTGCCGTATATGAATGGCTAGATAAGATAATGAATATTCATACCAATACCAATCGTGGCTGGAAAAAGACACCGGTAATCTGGGTAAATGGCGAAAGAGCGCATCAAATTAAATTTGATAGAACTTTAAGAGATGTAAATGGTAATTTTATATTACCAGCTATAACACTACAGAGAGACAATATAACAAAAAGTTTAACTAAAAAGGGCGTATTTTATGCGAATGTGCCACCAGATGATTTTCGTGGTGGTGTTGTAACTGTAACTAAATTAGTGTCTCAAGAAAAATCAAATAATTATGCTAAAAATAACAATTATAGAAAAACAGTTCAATATAATGTAAAAGAAAAAAATAATAAAATAGTTTATGAAGTCACAAAGATTCCATTACCAACTTATATTGATGTAAAATATACAATAACTGTAAATTCAGAATATCAACAACAAATGAATGAAATAATACAGCCTTTTATGACCTTTACTTCTGGTATAAATCATTTTATGATAAGTAAAGAAGAACATAAATATGAGGCATTTTTTGAAAGAGATTCAAGCTTTAAAAACGGTGGCAATATAACAAAGCTAGAAAATGAAAATCGTCTTTTTACAACAGACTTTACAATAAACGTATTGGGTTATTTACTTGGTGCTGGAGCAAATTCAGAAAAACCAAAAATAATCACTTCAGAAACTATTGTTGAAATAAAGATTCCAAAAGAAAAAGAAATGTTTGGTGAGAGTACTGATTTAGACAAAAAGAAATACTATTAAAGTATTATTCTTACTTTTCAAAATAAATCTTACTATTTACCTAAGAAATACATGCTGTATAGGAGTATTTTATAATGAGTGGTGCAAATAAGTATCGTTTCGTTTCCCCCGGAATTCAAATAAAAGAAATTGATCGTTCACAGGTCAATAATGTAAATGACGCAGTAGGACCAGTAATAATTGGTCGTGCCCGTCGTGGTCCAGGCATGGTTCCTGTAAAAGTTCGTTCTTATGAGGAATTTGTACAAATATTCGGTGAACCTGTTCGCGGTTCAACAGATGGTGATATTTGGAGAGAAGGAAACTTAACCGGCCCAGCATATGCATCATGGGCAGCCAAAGCTTATTTAGCAAATTCAAGTCCACTAACTTTCGTCCGTTTAATGGGCTCTGAGCACCCACAAGCAAATGCTCAAGGTTATGCTGGTTGGAAAACAGATTACAGTATCACAACTGCAGTTACCGCAAGTGGCGGTGGCGCTTATGGTCTTTTCATTGTACCATCAAGCTCAAACGCACAAGTAACTGGCGCACTAGCAGCTATATTTTATGTCAACAGTGAAGCTGGCCTAGCTCTTGTAGGACAGAATCCATCCGGAACAGTGACAACTGGTTCAGCGGCATTTATTAAATCAATTGGAAATAGTTTTGAATTTAGAATGAAAGTCGTTGGAACAAACAGTGTAAACGATGCAGCTCCTTTACTAGACACATCATTTAACTTTGATAAAACATCAGATAAATATATTCGTAAAGTATTCAATACAAATCCAACATTAGTAAACACAGCTATCACATCAGTTGATAATCGTGAGAGATACTGGCTCGGTGAAACATTTACCGACTTCGTAACTGACACAGTTGCTACTGGAAGTGCTTATGCGTTTATTGCAGGACTCAAGAGTACAACTGCAGATCTTTCTGATTTCCAACTTGAAGCTCAAGCAGCAAAAACAGGTTGGGTGCTCTCACAAGATTTAAGTAATGTAACTGGTTCATTTAATCCACAAAACATGTCTAAGCTATTTAGATTTGTTTCTCTTGGTGGTGAAGGTTCTGGCGATTGGACACAGCGTTCATTAAAGGTCGCTATAAGAGATATTAAATACTCACCAACACCATTTGAAAAATATGGTTCGTTTACTGTAGAAATTCGTAAAACAGACGACAATGATGCTCAACCAGCAGCACTAGAAATATTCACAAACTGCAATCTAAATCCAAATTCAGAAAATTATGTTGCCAAGAGAATTGGTGATAAATATCTTGAATGGACAGATGATACTGCAACTGGTGAAAAGAGACACAAGATGTTCGGAAACTATGATAACGTTTCTAAGCTTGTTCGCGTTGAAATGAATTCACTCGTTGAAGAAGGCGGTGTTGATCCAGAATCACTACCATTCGGCTTCCTCGGTCCTGTAAAATATAAAGCAGTAACAGTATTTAGTGGTTCTGCTGTATCTGGAAGTGATTTACTTAAAACTGTAGGTCAAATTCCACTCGCTCCAGCTGGTACAACAGGAACAGTTGATGTTACCGGTATAGCTGCACTAACTGCATCAATACTCTTCCCAGAATTAAAAATGAGAGTTTCAAGCTCTGAAGCTGGTGTGTTAAATGATCGCGATACATACTTTGGTACTATAAGTAACGTTGCAACTCGCGCACAATTTAACGAAGAATATGTTGATCTAGTAAGAGTCAAACCATTCAATCTAGATACATTCGTTCCAACCGGCTCATTAACAGAATATTCAACAATATTTACACTTGACGACGTTAACGAAGTCTCAGGTAGTGCTGGTAAATTCTTCTGGAAGAAAGATAGTCGCGTTGCCGGAACTTCAATAACTGCGGTTAGTAGTTCATACAAGTATCTATTAGATAAGGGTGTTGATAAGTTTGTCATGCCAGTATTTGGTGGTTTTGATGGTCTAAACGTTAAAGAAAAAGAACCATTTGCAAATCGTGTTCTTGGTGCAAATTCAGAACCAAGAGACAATTATGCGCAATATAGCGTTCAAAAAGCAATTGATATGGTTTCTGATCCAGAAGTTGTTGAAATGAATCTTGTAACAATTCCTGGTGTAACAAATACTACTGTTACAAATAAACTACTAGAAACTGCTAAAACAAGAAACGACGTTCTTGCTATAATTGATATTGAAGGTGGCTATAAACCAACTACAGAAGAAGCAACCGCAGAACGCTCAAGACTTGGTAATGTCAATACTGCTGTTGCGATGATTAAATCACGTTCATTAAATAATAGCTTTGGCTGTGCTTACTATCCATGGGTTTCAATTGATGCCGGCGGCGGCATTCCACTATGGGTTCCACCAAGTGTTGTCGCTCTTGGAACAATGGCAAGCAGCCAAGAAGCAACTGCTGTATGGTTTGCCCCAGCAGGATTTAATCGCGGTGGCCTAAGTAATGGTTCATCAGGATTAACAGTTCTTGATGTTCGCGAAAGACTAAGCCTCAAGCAACGTGATGGATTATATGAAGTAAATGTAAACCCAATTGCTTCATTCCCAAGTGAAGGCATTGTAATCTTCGGTCAAAAGACACTACAAGCAACTTCAAGCGCTCTTGATCGTATTAACGTTCGTCGTCTTGCAATCTATCTCAAAGATAGAATTGCCAAGATTTCAAGAGGCATCCTATTTGATCCAAACTTACAAGTTACATGGGATCGCTTCCTTGCACAAGTCAATCCGCTAATGGCTGATACAAAGGCTCGCTTTGGCCTGAGTGATTATAAGGTTGTTCTTGATAATTCAACAACAACTCCAGACTTAATTGATCGCAATATCATGTACGCCAAAGTCTATATTAAACCTGCCCGTGCTATTGAATTCATTGCAATAGACTTCATAATAACAAATACCGGTGCAAGTTTTGACGAGTGATATATTTAATAATATAACTGATAAAGAGGAACTTTAAAATGGGTAATTTAATTTGGACACAAGCAAGTTTAGAACCAAAAAGAAAATTTAGATATTTGGTTAGTTTTAGTAATTTTGCAGACGTAAGATTTTTGGCTCAAACATGTGATAGACCAGGAATAAAGGTCGCGAATACTGAACACAAGTATTTTGATAAAACATATAATCACCCAGGTCGTGTTACTTATGACCCAAATCCTCTTAATATAAAACTTGTTGATATACAAAACAAAAATGGTAGTGGAGTAGATACAAATGGTTCTTTATTAAGTATATTTGTAAAATCAGGATTACAAATTTTTACAGACGATAATGAATTTAGAACAATAGGCAAAAATTCTGCAGTAAATGCCTTGGGTCGTGTTACGGTAACCGTATTAAACTCTCTCACATCGGCGCCCGGTGTAAATGATTTTGTTGCAACCGGCCCAGACGTTGAAGCAACTGGAACAGCAGGAAATACTGGAGTTGCTGAAAAGTGGTATCTAAATAATGCTTGGCTAGAAAGTATAAAACCAGATTCTTTAGATTATGGTTCAGATGATATACTAACTGTAACAATACAAGTTAGATATGATTATGCAAATTTTGAAGATGCAACTGGTAAAATAGTAATTTGAGGTGATAAATGAATGATAGAGACAACGAACGCAGACTGCAAATAGCAGCTGAAGATCCAGTCTCTACAAGTGTAGTTGCAAGCGGCGGGCTAAAGTCCAAATTAGACTTGGCCTTTGCCGCTCCAACTCTTTTTGTAGAGCTTCCATCAAAAGGTAAATTCTATAAATCTGGAAGTCCTTTGCATGGAAAAGAAACTTTAGAAATAAAGTTCATGACAGCTAAAGAAGAAGATATTCTTACTTCTAAAGCTCTTATCAAGAAAGGTGTTGTTCTTGATAGGTTGTTAGAGAGTGTTATTGTAGATAAATCATTAAATGTTGGTGATTTATTGGTTGGAGATAGAAATTCTCTACTTATTGATGCCAGAATATCTGGTTTCGGAAGCAAATACGTTACAAGTGTATCTTGTCCTGCTTGTAATACTGTATCAAAACATGCTTTTATGTTGGATGAAAATAAAAAATTAATTGATGGCTGTGTTCCACAGCATCTCGCTGATAAAGTGAAACATATTGAAGATAAATTGTTTGCTATTACTCTCCCACAAACAGGAGTAACAGTACACATTCGTCTCATGACAGGTAATGATGAAAAAGCAATTGTACAAATTGCAGAAGCAAACAAGAATAGCGCCGTTGATAATAGCAATACACAACAATTAAAATTGCTTATTGAATCTGCTGAAGGTGAAAAAGATAAAAAACTCATATCTCAATTCGTTGATGTTATGCCGGTAAGGGATTCAAGATTTCTCAAGGAAGCGTACAAAGCTATTACACCAAATGTTGATTTGACTCAGCAATTTGAATGCAAAGCCTGTGAGTACAGTGCAGACATGGAGGTTCCATTTAATTTGGAATTTTTTTGGACTAAGTGATGAATACATGGAAAGTGTTTATGAGATGTTTTTCGCACTCAAATATCATGGCGGGTGGAGTTTTACAGAAGCCTACAACTTACCAATACCAATTCGTGACTGGTTCGTCAAGCGTCTTGTGAAGCAGAAAAAAGAAGAAGCAGAACAAATGGAAAAAGCTTCTCGTGGTAAATAAAGAAAATATTATACCTTGTTACTAAATAATAATGTAGCAAGGTATAATTTTATTTAGGAAATGTATTAAATGGCCGATAAAGATTTAAATGAGATAATTCAAGCTCTTGTTGATGCTTTAAATAACAAACTATCTAGTCAAAAAACAACTAGGCCATTAAGTAAAGAAGGAAAAGAAACAGCTTCTTTAGCATCAGAACTTGAATATGATAAAATGCAAGATTTTATCAAAAATCAAGAAAGATGGTCGGAACAAATAAAAAGAAATACTCGTATAGCAGAAGAATCTGCTAAAGAGACAATTGATTCAGAACAAATAATTAATGATTTAAAAGAAGAAAGAATAAGACAGATAACAGAAGAATTTAGACAAAATCAATTAATTTTATTACAATTAAGAAAAAAACTTGACGATGCTCAAAAAGCTTCCGTTCAAGATCAGAAAGCTATTGATGATTTAATAAAAAAAATAAAATTGATGGAAGACGAAACGAAAGAGCAGGCAAAACTATTAGAAGGTCATAAAAAAGAAGAAAAATTAAAAGAAGGTATATTAAATATTGGTAAAGAAATACTTAATAATTCTTTAAAATATGGTCAAGAACTAGAAAAACATATAATAGAAATAAGTAGACTAAATGGTGGATACGATAAATATAAAGAATCATTAAGAGAAGCAAATAATTTAATGTACGGAGCTAGTGTTGGAACTGGCTTAAGAATAGAAGAATTAAATAAAGCATTTCAAGGATTATCTGCAAATTTTATTGGACTAACAACTCAATCCATAGATTCGCAAAAAGTAATGGGGCTTGCTGTAGCTCAATTAGGTAAACTAGGAGTTGACGCAGCAACAGCGTCAAAAAGTTTTGATAGTCTTGTTGCTGCAATGGGAAAGACTCCACAACAAGCAGAAAAAATACAAACTAGTTTTGTTCAAATGGCAGCAAAAAATCGTCTTGCTCTTGGTTCAGTAACTCAAGCATTTGCTGAAAATTCAAGCAGATTCGTCGGATATGGCGAACAAATGACTAAAGTTCTTGATGGACTTGCAGAACAATCATTGAAGACCGGTATTGCTATGAATAAATTAGTCGGAATAGCTCAACAATTTGATACATTTGAAGGTGCAGCAAAAGCTGTTGGTAATTTAAATGCATTATTAGGTGGAGATTATTTTAACAGCATTGAATTATTAACAGCAACTGATGATGAAAGAATAAAATTATTAAAAGATGGTGTTGCTGCAAGCGGAATGCAATGGGAAAGTATGAACCGTTTCCAGAAAATGGCAATTGCAAATGCTGCCGGCATCAGTGATTTAAATGAAGCATCAAAACTATTTGGTCAGACTTCTCTGCAAAATACGAGACAACAAGCAGAGGGAGCTGAAGTTCAAAAAACACTTGCAGAACAAGCACAAAGCATGACTCTTGCCACAGATAAATTAAAAAGCTCTTTAAATGGTTTAATGTTGATATTAGAACCAATCGTTACAACATTCATGAAACTTATAAATGTTATATCCGATATTGTTCAAGCTGCTAATAATAAATTCGGTCCAATAATTACTAGCTTATTTATTGGTGCAATATATGTAGTTGGAAAACTTGGATTGTCAGTACTTTCTTTGGGTGGAGTATTTAGAGCATTTGGCTCTTCGTTGTCTGGTAATCTTCTAAGAATGAAACAGTGGATCACACAAAAAGAATTAATGAATAAAGTTTCTCCCACACCTTCTCCAGCTACCACACCTTCTCCAACCACAACTGCTTCTGCGGCTGGTACTAGTCCAGCTGGAGCAACAAACGGTTTTCTTTCTAACGCCGGAAATATGTTAAAAGCTGCTGGAGCAATATTATTATTCGCCGCAGCATTATTTGTTCTTGCCAAAGCGTTACAAGAATTTAGTAGCAAAGAAATAACCGGAGAGGGGATCGCAAGAGCAATTGGTGCTGTTGCATCTTTAATTGGTATATCATATTTAATGTCAAAATTTACTGTATCGTTAACTTCTGGAGTTATAGCTATCGCTTTAATCGCCGGGTCACTATTGCTACTCGGACTTTCTTTGAAAATTTTTAGTGGTGTAGATTGGAAATTAGTAGCAGGAATTGGCGTAATTATACTTGGTCTTGGTCTTGCTATAGCTGGATTTGGTATGGCAGTTAGTGGACCACAAGCACTACTGATAGCAGCTGGAATTGGTATAATTATTGGTATCGCTGCGGCACTTCTTGTTTTAGGTAATTCATTAGAAAAAATATCAACATCATTTAAAACATTAGCAGAATTAAAAAATATAGGAGAATTATCAACTAATTTAATAAAATTCCTTGATGATTTAGCCGATACAAGTGTAAGTCCTATACAAAATCTCGCTGAAGCAATTGGTTTATTGGCAGAAAATTTACAAAAACTAGCCTCTGTTTCTTCAAGTATGTCTCTAAATGTTAGTGGAAATGCTAAAACTGTTTTAACCGAACAAGTTAATGCAGCGGCTTCGGCAGTCACAAAAACATCAGAAGCAGCTTCTGCTGCAGCAACAAATACATCAATACAACCATTAATTCCAGCACAACAAACTGTCACATATGTCCCTCTCGTTGTTCAGATAGATAAGAAAACAATAGTTGAGATATTAAAAAGTGATATAGAAAATATAGCTGGCGGTGTAGCAGCAAATACACTTGAAGCAGTAGGGATCGTTCAGAGTGGATTTACTGTACAAAATCGCTTGGCTGCCGGAAGTGGTTGAGATTGGTAATTAAAGGATTAAGATATGGTTAATATTCCAAATAATAATGATAGAGCGAAAATAAAAATAACTTCTCTTGCTCACAAGTTTGGAGATTTCCAATCTGAAGTTATATTTTTCCCTTATGACTTTGAATTTGATGATACATATAAGCCAGAATGGGGTTCATATGATGCTTTTGGAAGAATGGATCCTGTTATGACCTACAAGAGAACAACACGAGATATTACAGTAAGTTTTAATGTTGTTGCGGAAGATTCAATCACGGCTAAAAATAATTTTAATAATTTACAAGTTCTTATTAATTGTTTGTACCCAAAATATAACGACTTTAATACTGATATATCGTCATTGGAAGCAACACTATCTTCAAAACAACAAGAATTGGATGCATTTAAAAAAGTTACAAAAAAAGACGATCCTGGCTTTCAACAACCGGTAGATAGAATTACGCAAGAACAACAAAAAATTCAAAATCAAATAATAAATGCACAACAATTATCTAGTTTTGGTGTTCAAGTTATTCAAAAATCTCCTTTATTTCAAATATCTTTTATGAGTTTATTGAAAGGTGATGAATTTGTTGCCGCAATAACTAACTTTAAACATAAATTAAAATTTGATGCCGCAGATACCAGTTTATCTGTTGATGGCGCAGTAATACCTGGCGAATTTAATATCAGTATGACATTTAAAGTTCTACATACTTATGTTCCTGGTTCATCTTTCAAGTTAAACTATTTTTAATTAAAGGTATTTTAAATGGCTATAAAAAGATATAAAAATAGAAAAATAAAATATAACACTAGTGAACTGATACAACAAGTATTGGATATTAAAAATATTGAAGGAATAAGACAATACATCTCCCCGGAATTTAAAATACCAACTTATTTAGATAGAATAGATATTAAAACAGTTGGAGCAGTTTGGAAAAGAGGAGATCGCTTGTTTAAATATGCAGAAAAGTATTATTCAGATCCACAATTATGGTGGATTATAGCATTATATAATAACAAACCAACTGATGCACATTTTACTATAGGTGATGTTTTTTATATACCAACTGATCTAAATAATTTATTTGAATATGTGGAAATATAATATATGGCTGATGATGAGAATCAAAAGATAAACACAAGAAGAATAACCGATCAATCTGCCTTAATGCAGAATATTGATACATTAAAAAATGCTAATTTTGTTAATATCAATAACGGACCATTTGTTAATGGTGTATCACTAGAAGAAGAAGGTTCTCTTGAAAATTCTGGAATAATAATAAATAAACTTTATAATTTTAAAGATTTTATTGCAAGTTATAATAAATTAACACCAGCATCTTTATCTACTTTAATTCCTTATATACAAATTTTTAAAATTTATGAGGATAATGCAGAATTTTTAATTCCTTTTAATAATTTTTATCCTAAATCCGCAATTGATGCTATAACGTCTGCAGGTTCTGATCGTGGCCATCAAGCTAATTTAGTAAACCTAGAATTAGTATCTCAGGGTAAAGATACAGCAACAACTTTTATTTATCAAGTAAAATTAAATATAATTTTTGATTCTGTGCAAACATTGTTTAATGAAAAATCTAGATATATAGAACTTTTTAATCCTCCAAAAAAATATAGTCACAAAAGAATGGAGCGAGATCCAAAATATTATCAAATAAAATTAAAATTTGGTTGGAATTTTAACAAAGAAATCCCAGCTGATCTTAATCCAAAAGAGCTGCAAACTTTTGCAGATTTTTCAGGAAGTGAATTATTTTTAAACTATGTTATACACAAATTAACAATAAATGAAGATGGTTCGGTTGCTTTGCAAGTTGAATATATCGGTTCTCTTGAAGCGGTAGGTAGAGATTCTACAAAATTAAATGTTTTATCTTCTAGAACAATAGATGAATTAGATAATATTTCACAAAAAATTAGTGATATTGACGAGAGACTACAAGGCAGAAATTTAAAATATGAAAAAAATGAAGATAAAGATGGTAAAATTACAATAAAAATTGTAAAAATTGATCAACCACAAACCGAACAACAAGCGGCCGAAAAAAATGATTTAGAAAGATTGTACAACGAAATATCTTCTAAAGAATCAAATAATAAAAAAGAATTTATGAATGGAATTTTAAAAAACATTCAACAACAATATAGTGGTAGCTTTCCTCAATTAAAAATAAGATCTGATATTTATACAAAAAGGCAACAATTAGTAGAAAGCTTTTCTTCTTTAAGCGAACAACAAAAAATTGACGACACAGAAGAAGCGAAAAGCATTATATCTACGGATAAAAATCCAGATAATGTTAAATTTGAGTGGAACGTTTTAAAGCCAGAAGAAGTTGCAACATTTAATATTGAAAATTATTTAAAAAATCTTGATACCCCATCTGCTGCAGCAGCCTCCAAGGAAAACCCTTCAGAATTTTATTCAATTCCGTTTTTTACGTTCGGCAGATTATTGAAAGCCATTGATACTCTTGGTGGAAAAGACGGAAAAGAAAGCGATTTTTTGATTCTTTGTTCTGATTGTAATATTGCATATTTTGGAAATGGAAATTTCGTTGATGCTAGAGATTTAGCAAAAAATCCTAATTATAAAATTTTAATTAATAATGGTTTAGTTATTGGAGATAATTTAGCAGTTTTAAGAAATGATATAAGTTTGGTAAATATTACACAAATACCAATAGCTCTTAGTACTTTTAAATATTGGATAAATAAAAACATCACTTCTCAAAATCTTACACGCATGAATTTAATTAATTTTTTAAATTTAGCAATAATAGATTTATTAAATTTAGCAGTAAAATCTACAAATGAAGATTATCTTCCAACTCAAAATATACAATTTAAATTTTTCCTTGATAAAGTAGAATTTAATAACGATAATAATTTTTTAAAATTAATTCGTAGTAATCAAGGAACATCAGAAATATTAGGAAAATCCAATTTTAACAAAGAAAATATTAAAGAGCTTATTTTAAATAATCAAATAACGTCTTCTAATTCAATTAAAAAAAATATTATAATATTTTATTGTACGCCAACTCATAATGTAAGAAAAAGTAATTTTAAAAAAGATTTAGAAGACGGAATACCTCATTTTTTTTATGGACAAAACAAGGGAATAATAAATAAAATTTCTTTTAGAGAGGAAAATATGCCTTTCGTAAGAGAAGCAAATATACAAACTCAAGTAGATAGAAAACCTTGGAAGGCCGGGGTGTTTCTAAGAGGAAAATATAATGTAACAATAGAAATGCTTGGGACAGTAAATTTTAGAATAGGAAGCATGATTTATATTTCCCCATCATTTCCAGGTGTTATAAATTATGATGATCCTGTTTTATATGGAATTGGAGGCTATTTTGTTATAATATCAATAAAAACCTCTATTGAATCTGGAAAATACATAACAATATTAGAAGCAAACTGGGTGGCAACCGGTACAGGAGAATTTACAGATTTAAGCCATTTACCATTTAAGGTTGTAAAACTTTCAAAACCTTTAATTGATTTAGAAAAGGAATCTGCAGAAGCTAAATACAAGTCTGAAGAAAAAGCTGAAACAAAAATACGAAAAGCCGATTCTATGACTAGAGCTTCAAAGTAGTGTATAAAATATTATGAAATACAAAAATACACAAGATGAATATCTTCAAAAAATGAATAAAATAGCTGACGAAGCTAATTTATATTCTACTCATCCCGAATACAGAATAATTCCGCAAGCTAATAACGAGTCTACATCAAAAATTTTATATTATCAAAGATTAAACTATGAATTAGAATTTAACAATATTGCTTTAACAAAAACAAGATTTCCAGAAAATTTTAAAGATTATCTTTATTCTAACCAATTGTATGGAAAAATTAATTTAAATAATGACGTTATAAATATTGATGAAAATAGATTAAAAAATCTATTTTCAAATTCTAATTTGTTTCTTTCGGCACCCGCAGCTGACGCTTTTAATGCATTGTTTGATAGGCATGCTGCACTTATAAAAAATAACTCTATCAGTTCAAAAAGTAAATTTTATGAAATAAAACCAAAAAAAGCTTTTATTTCTGCAAATTTAGAATATTCTAAATATTTAAATATTTATTTTAATAAATTTTATAATTTTATAAATGATAATGATTTAAATAATAAAATTACTGATTTTAAAACATATATAAAATATTTTATAATGTTTTATAATGAAAATGATAAAATATTAAATAAAAGTGAATTCATAAAAACATCGATGTGTTCTCCATTTTCTTCAGGCTTAGTAGTTGAAATAAGTTCAGATAATCATGGTGATGATAAAAATGCATATTTAAATTATTTACAAGATGAATATTTTGCAATTTTTGATACTTTATCAAAACAATATGGATTTGTGATGGACAAACATTCTCCTTGGAGATTGACGTTTGATCTTGCTGGAGCAAATGCTGAAAAATACTTAGAAGTTTATAATATTCAAGATTTAAATTCTTATTTTGATCAATTTTATTATTTTACTGAATATTTTAATTTTGAAAATTTAAAAATTAATTTATTAAATTTATATAATTTTATTGTTGAAAAACAGCCGATTGCAAAAACTATAGTTACTAGCTTTAATAATTCAAAAGCTTGTATTGGTGAAAAACAAATATTAAGATATTATATAAACTATGAAAATCTTTACAGTCATACAACAGAAAATAATTTAATGAAATTATATTTTTATATTAAAATAAAAGAAAATAATTGTATCTCTTCTGATAGTCAATTTGAACAATTATTTAATGAAGTTTCTACAGTTAATAATTATAATGGAAATTTTGCTGCTTTTGATTTTATTAATAATAAATGCAAATTTATGAAAAATACCGGAGACGCAAAATATACAAAAACGTTTTTATAGATTGACAAGACAACGGTGGTGGGCTATGCTGTTGACCTATGACTTTTCTAACGTTAGACGACAAAAATGAATGTGTTGGGTTCTACTCTAATGGAGAACTAGTTTTTGGTCAAGTTCCAGAACAAAATCTAGATAAAACTTGGAAATATTCAAGTGCATGTAGTGAAAATACACTGTATGCCAATATCCTTTGCAACGGTAAAGATATTAATGAAGTATGTCCAGAATCTCTCCAAGAACAATGGACAAGGCTAAACAATTTATCAAAATCATATATTCGTTCATTTATTGAATCCAAGGTTTCTCTTAGGGAAAATTGTTTTTATGATCTTGTGCCAAAGAAATTTTTAATTGATTTATGTGAAATCAAATGTCAAATTATTGATCATGTCTTTTCAACATATGAAAAGCCAATTGATTATGAATTTAAATCATCTTTGTCAAAATTGTTATATAATATTTCTTTTCAAAATCTTTCTTTTGACGAAGAATTTATTAAAAATAATTTGCATGATCAGAAAATAAAAGAATTCCAACAGAAATATCTTGTAAAAGATAATTTTATTATTTATAATCAATTCAGTTCCAAAACCGGTCGGTTGACAACAGAAGAAAAAAGTTTCCCTATTCTCAATATTTCAAAAAATTTAAGGAGTCTTATTAAGCCAGATAATGATTTTTTCTTAGATATTGATTATAACGCTGCAGAAGTACGTGTGTTTCTTGCTTTAAACGGCTTTAAACAGCCTGTAATGGATATTCATGAGTGGAATCGTGATAAGTTTGGGTATGCGGATAGAGACACCGCTAAAAACGATTTTATTTCGTGGCTGTATGGCAAAAAGAACGATAGAGAAAGAGATTTTAAAAAATACTATAATACTGATTTTCTGAAAAAGAAATATTGGAACGGCTCAACTATAACAAGTTATTATGGAAGAAGAATTGAATCTGATGAATTCCATTGTATAAACTATACTGTTCAGAGCACAACAGCGGACATGGTTTTGCGTCAAGTTCTAAAGGTAAGTGAATTGCTAAAAGGTTGTCAATCAAAGATTAAAATGATTATTCATGACAATATTGTAATTGATGTTAAAAAAGAAGAAAAAGAACTTGTAAAAAAGATTGTAGATACTTATAATGAGACTGAATTTGGAAAATTTAAATCTTCTGTGAAGATTGGTAAGAATCTTGGAGATATGAGGAAAGTTCTATGATTTCTATGGTTGGAATAGGAAATTTTTGTTCTGAATTGGTTAATAAATTCAGTCAATATCCTCAATATACAGTTTATACAATCGGAACTGAAGATACTTCTTTTATCTTGCCACAATTAAAGAATTCTGAAGAATATGAAAAAAATTATCCAATCAAATTAAATTCTTTTATTTCAGATGAAAATAAAGAAATAACAGTATTTGTTGAAGGTTCTGAATCTGTAAGTGGAATACTTCTTAAGTTTCTTGAAAATTTTAAAGATCGTAAGATTAACATTTATTATATTAGATCAGATTTAGAATTAGTTGGAAATATAGAAAAATTACAAGATAAAATAGCATTCAGTGTATTACAAGAGTATACAAGATCAGGTTTGTTTAATAAATTTGTATTATTTGATAAAGTAAAAATAGAAAAGATGCTTGATAATGTTAGTATTTTAGAGTTTGATGAAAGTTTTTACGATCTTGTAACAACAACTTCCCACTATATAAATGTTTATTCAAACATTAAACCAATTATATCAAACAATATAGAATTAAGCGATATATCCAGAATTGAAGTTTATGGATTATCAGAAATAGGTAGTTTAGATATAAAATGGTTTTCTGATTTAGAAAATATAGAAGAAATAATATATTATTTTGCTATAAATTCAAATACTCTTAAAAAAGAAAAGAAACTGCTACAAACTTTGAAGTCACAAGTAAAAGAAAAGCAAAAAGAAAATTTAAAAATTTCTTTCAATATCTATGAAACAAGTTATGTTGAAAATTTTGTATACTGTGTCGGAAGAACAAAAATCATCCAGCAGCCGAACCGGGCTTGACAAGCGATCTGATCGGTGGTACGATGCCTCATCATCGCTGCTCACACAGAGTGTTGTGACAGCGCAATAACAAAGGATAACAAATGTCAAAAGTAACAGTAAATCGTCGTGGTCCAACAGGAAATGCCGGTCGCGTAACACTCTCACATCTTCGCGCTGGAGAAACTTTCCGTTTCCCACGTTCAGCTGCTGGGACAGTATATCAACTACTATCAGTAAGTTCTCGCTCACTTGACGAAGGAACACTAGATGAGGTTGATTCATTTATGTTTGCCAATGTAGCTACCGGACAAGTCTATGCCACAGAAGATAGCCGAACAGTTGTTCCTGTAGACTGTTCACTAACGGTTCGTGAGCGTGTCAGCACTTCACGCACTAGCTCAAATTCACGTTCACGTTCTACATCAACAGTTGTTCGTGCTCGTAAGGCTGTAAAAGCCAAGCGTCGTTCACATCGCTGATAAGTAGAAATACTTATAAGTTTAGGGCAGAGAAATCTGCCCTTTACTTTTTTATGAGAGCATGATAAGTACAGATAAGTCGGTATTGAAAGCAAGTTTGATAAACTTACCGACGCATGATTGGCATTGAACGCCAACATTTACGGTCTACGCAACAATAAGTTGACGTGCCACAAGGAGTAGTTAATTATGGGTATTGATATTCGCGCTATGCAGAAAAAACTTGATAAGCTCAACAATAAGGGTAAGTCAAGTTCCGAATCAGCTTTCTGGAAGCCAGAAGATGGAATTCATGAAGTTCGTGTTCTTCCAACACCAGACGGTGATCCATTTAAGGAGTTCTGGTTCCATTATAATGTCGGAAACCAGAGTGTAATGTGTCCAAAGCGTAATTTTGGAGAAGATTGCGCTATTTGTGAGTTTGCAACAAAGTTGTTCAAGAGTGGTGAGCCAGACAGCGTTGCAGCTGCAAAGGATCTTTTCGTTCGTCAGCGTTTCCTTTCACCAATTCTTGTTCGTGGAAGTGAAAAGGACGGAGTAAAGGTTTGGTCTTACAGTAAGACAGTTTACGAGGAACTTCTTAAAACTGTACTTGATCCAGATTTTGGAGACATTACTGATCCAGAGAATGGATTTGATCTAAAGGTTGATAAGGGCAAGAAGAATGGCGCTCGTTATTCAACAATGGGTGTAAAGCCAAAGCCAAAGTCAACACAGATGTGTAGGGGTCTTGGTAGTCAGGAGTGTAAAGATCTACTAGATAGTATTCCAGATCTATCTACAATCTTTACCCGAATGTCACCACAGGAAGTTCAAATCGCACTAGATAAACATCTTGCTGAACCAGATGAAGCTAGTGTTGGAGTAGAAAAGGGTGGAGGTAGTGTTGATAATGCTGTAGACGCTGCTATCCGAGAACTTGATCTCTGATACAAACTAAAGCTTGACAGACGACGACCTAGGACGTAAAATCTCCTAGGTCGTTTTCTTTTTGGACCATAAATACTTTAGGAGAAAAGATGAGCATGGCAAAATTAAAAGAAGTAAAAGCCGGTAAAGTAGATGTAGGTGAATTAAGAAAAGCACTTAATGGTAAATTAAAAGGTGCAGTTTATGATCTGCGCGAAGAAAATCCAACAGATGTAAAAGAGTGGGTTTCAACTGGATCAACTTGGTTGGACGGTATTATTGCAAAAGGTAA